GGGCTTACTGTCATCCTGCAAGATGCTTGTTCCTCCGGTTGAACGAATTCTGAGGAACATGAAGATAGCGTTCCAACCAGAAGTAAGCATACCCAAAACCGCCGCTGTAACTTCACTTTGCGCTCCTACCGGAATAACCTCAAAGGCCACGCCAACACCGACTATCACCCCAGCGACACCGGCGAGCATTGTCTTGCTCCACCGCTTACCATTATCCACATAGTCATCGACTACGAAGAACATATCTTTTGCTACAGTTAACAAACGTCGAATAATAGTCATCTGCTTAATCATCGTACATCCCACCTTTGTGCTTGCTATCACAGCAAGTTAACCAAATAATTACACCAAACAACCCGGCCATAATCAGCCAGAACCATGGCTCTTCAAGGATCATCACTCCACCAAAACACATATACCAGAAGCAAAAGCCCACCAATAATTATCGGCCCGCCAACCTCAAGCACTATGCTGAAATCCGTTTAACAATCATCTGTGCTTCCTTAACCGTGACATCATCCGTCGCGCCTGATGCGATATAAATCGCTACCTTATCATCTACAGCCAGCGTAACAAGGCCATTCAGAGAAGAGGAGCCAACGTCTACAGAACCTAGCTTACGCTCCATCTTAAACCCGCTTCCAGCCCACGATGTTCCAGAGTCGTCATAGACATAGATTTCCAGTATTACAGTCGCACCGTTCGTGCCAGAGAAAGAAAAACTACAATCCACGCTGTATTTTCCAGCTATCGTGGCGACAATCGTATCGGCTGCATGGGCTACTGTCATGCCGTTAGACAAACCATCCGTCGTCCACTGAGTCATCAAAATAGGCGTAGTGTCTATATTGTCCTGTGACGTGCTGCCGCCCTGCACTGACAGCATGCCGTAAGTATGTGCCGCCGACGCAATTATGTTAGCCAAAGTGGCTTTAAATGACGCTCCACCACCAGTCAGTTGCCCCTCAAACTCATCAGTTGCAGCTAACGTGGTTCTCGCAGCTATGTCATTGATTTCTACATTTGCCATGCTTATGTCTCCCTGGTTACGCGAGCATCGGCGCCAGAAGATACTCTAGTGTCCGCTCCCGAAGTTACACGGCTGTTAGCAGTGATCTCGTGCGGCACCGAATTTTTACCACTGGCCGACAGCGAATTGCGCCGCGAAGGCTTTTGACGCGGAGCCCCTAGTTTGCGCATATCAATCTCTCAGCTGGAAGGAAAGAACAATATCGTACGTCGCACCAGAAATAGCGCCGACAGTAGTCAGCAACACATCACCGGTGCCACCAGTAGTACCTGGGTCGTACAAAGCCCCATGCTCTCTGAAGTCTTTGTAGCCGTTACCATTTAGCGTAAGCATCTCATCATCTGTTGTGTGGTCCCACAGTAAGTCTACCGCAGTAAACCAGTGGATATTCCATTGCACTTCCATAAGTGCCAAATTGTCCGGCGCCACACCAGCAGTACTGGTTAAAGCAGACTTATCCACTTTGATTACCGCTGACTCCCCTGTTCCATCAGAAGTGTTAATCAGCTGGACAACATGCTTTGTTGGCCCCGTATATACTACGTTTGTTGTTACCGTGTCACCCATCTGCGTTTACCTCGGGTTGGTTCTAATAACGCCACGACGCAAAGAATCGTTAGGCTCTAGGCCCTCACCAAAATTCTTAAGTCTGAGCAATGAATCAATGTAACGCTGCGTGTACTGCTGCAGCAAATCTGGTTCGCCCTTCATGTATGTGTAGCCCTCTATCAAACACGCATACAGCAAAACATCTTGGGCGTTGGTACCTATCCACGTAGTCCCCGCATCTACTATGGACGTGGGACGGTACAAGTAATGTAGTTCGGCCACATACGCAGAGTCCGGTGTTGGAGCGACTATGAAACTGTCAACATCGTAATCTGCGTAATATTTAGGCTCCCCGGTGGCCGTCGGGTCAGGGGCATACATCTGGAGGAAATTGACGTCCTTGTTCAGCAAAAACACATGTTCTGTGTCGCTGTTCAAAATAGACATCGAATAGCTAGCCAGCCAATCTGTAGGCTTGGGAAAATACTTGTTGTCCGACGTCATAGACGCTGTAGCGTTCTTCCTGAACTCCTGCAGCTGGGACTCTTTCAGGATACGCTCTTCAGCATTACCTACAAACGTAGGTATCTGACTAACAAAGGTCGTTTCCGTGTTCTCCAGCCAGTCCTGTATCGCCTGCTTAAGCGTTGTGTATGTGTATGCCATTAGCTAATACTCACAGAAGCATTTCCAACTGAGCCAGCAGCATGAATGTGCTGTAGCTCCCCGGGCATGGGGAATCTCTCCCCGACGTAAACGTACTGGGGTTCCGTACGGGCCGGGTTGGGGTGTTTTAGCGCCTCAGCATCGGCACCAGGGCTAACAGGGTCTAGCTGTGGGTGTTTTTCGTCGAAGCATATGGGGCAAACTCTAAGCCCATCCCATTCTTCTTCTATGTCTGTGTATGGGTATGTTTGCCCGCAGCGGTCGCACTCGGCCCAGGCAATGTCACCACTTGCATACATTTTACTCATACGCGGGGTATCAGGGGTGTGATGTACATAGACCCCCGCTCCGAATCCTCGTTAGACGCACGAAAGAAGTCCTGCTCATATATAGGGAGGATCATCTGAACCCGCTCAGGAGACAGTTTCAGCGCTAAATAATACGCCAGCCCTGTTACCATCGGCGGAATAAACCTGCTCGGGACATCAACATCGTTAATTAGCGTATCAGCGTCTTGAATACGCTGCAGCCGGTACGATATCACAGTGTCAGTGCTGTTCTCCGGCGTAGGCCACAGATACAGCTTGGGAGAGGTCAGCCGCTCGACATATATCCGCGTCGGGCGACCCGTCTGGGACTTCTTGGGGATGTTTAGGTAGTCACGACGCGGAATACGCTCAAGCGGGTAATCTTGGCTGCTACGCCGCAACACCGCTTCGATTACGTCAATATCACCAGAATTGAGGTCATACTCACTGGTACCACTAACGAGAGACAGCGTATCCTGCTCGACCGTCCACAGGTTAATACCCCGGTTGGTCCAGTCCTGGAACATGATATTAAGGCTTCGCCGCGCACGTTGCGCATCATACGCTGTGCGCAGCTCTCGCCCAATCAGCTCATAAGCTTCTTCTATAACGTCAGCTACATTAAGGCTGAAATCACGGCTGTTACTAGTTGCCATTTAAGCACCTTTCTTAGCCAATTTGTTACGCGTTGCTAGGATTACGTGCATGTGAGAAGTAGACGTAGTCCACGCTCAAAGTCGTAGACACTGGAGTGCCGTCTTCCGCTGTCACCGCTATGTACGGCACCAACACCGCAGTAGTCGCTACCGCTGTGGTTTCAGTGAACTCCAATGTACCATCCACATAGAACCGCGCATCACCTGTTGCATCAACCTCCAGACGTAATATCTGATAAGTGTTAGCCGTTGGGCCAGAAGCGAGAATACAACCAGCTGCCGCTGCTACATGAGCGATAGTGCCTCCGTTCTCAGAAACACCATGCCATTTAGTCGCACCAGTAGCTTCAGAGTCCTGCGTGAACGACACTGCGTCTGTAACACCCAGGCCGTCATCGACAATATCTGCTACCAGGATGTGATGCAATACAGCTTCTTTCGAGTCGTCTGCAATCAAATTCGACAAACCAACACAGACTGTAGCACCCGTAATGTGCGACACAGATACCCGTGCCTCCATTATCATCGTGCCCAAACTAACCAGAGCACCTTTGCCTGCCTCCGACAAACCGCTCATACAAGCAGCATCAGCAACACCAACGGTTCCAGCAGTGCCGGACACCAAGTCAACCTTACCCTCAGGCGCAGCAACTATTGCAGCAGCAGCAGCATTAGAGCCACCACCGTCAAAGGTAATCCAATTAGCTATCCAGTCCTCATCCGTTGTTGCGGCTTGAAAAAAGTCGTCAAATAGATTAACCCGCACAAGGTTTGCTAGTGGGCCCGCTTCAGACACCCCATCCAGGGCATTAAGCTCCGTGGCTGTAGCAGTTACGCCATCCATGATGTTCAATTCTGCAACTGTAGCGGTTAGCTCTGTACCAGCAACTTTTAGCCCGCCACCACCAGAAGAGGTACCGATTTCAACATTGGAAAAATGAGTGTACTTCGTGCTTTCGTTTACATCAGCCATGTTATTGTCTCCTGTGGCTTAAAGGGTCAACTTCCCGCTACTGCGGGAATCTATGGGCGGGCTCTTCGTGGGGCCTTATGTTATAAGGCTTTCAGGGTCAACCCCCGCTAGATCCCCACATTCCCAGAGGATCACTCCAGCCGAAGCTGTAACGTTCGCGCGCCTTGTAGCGGCTATTTCCAGTATCAAAGTCGCCATCAAGTTTAGTACTCAACGCAGCACGCTTGAACATCTTCAGCCCGTTAGGACAGTCAGTAGTCAAGAACCATGCGTTCGTATCTGTCAACCAATGGTTTACAGAGTATCCGCCAGGAACGGAGCCGTTGGAAACGATTGCATTGATATCGTTATCCGCTGTACCAACCCGCTTCTCAGTTTCCAGCAAACGAGTCGCTGTAAACATCAAATTCGACGGGATGATGAGCTTCTTAGGACGCGCAGCAATCAGCAGTCCACGTTCGTCAGTCCAACCAGCAATCTGGATAATAGCAGCTTCCAGAGAGGTCTCGTTCAAGTCCACATCAACAGCCGGTCTGTTGGCGTTTGTTCCACCAGTAACCAGAGGGTGAGCGGTACAACACAGGGTCACACCATCACCACCAGTATAGCCAGAAGCAGCGAACGCGTTGTTTAGAACGCTAGATGCCTTGACCTGCTTGGTGTACGCCATGGCGCGAGCCAGAGCTTTGGTGTATCTGGACGACAGAGAGTCGTACAGATTGTCTTCGATTGCTTCTTCAGTAATAGAGAAGCCCAGTGCGATTGTCTCGTGAGTATAACGAGATACGTACGCTTCTTGTCCAGAATCGTACTCAATTGCAGAACCTTCATCTTTAACCGGAGCAGCTCCGAAGCCAGACAGTTTAACTTCTTCCTCAAAAGAGCGATCCGAGTTGTCAATATCGAAAATGTCTTTGTGCTCTTCGGGGTACCTATTGTATTCCAGACCAAACAAAGCGTTTAGGCCAGGAACCAGCTCTTTAAGTAGCTGGGCGCGTGACATTGTAGCCATTATTCAGTCTCCTTAAATACCGATTGGGTTGCGATAAAAGTGGCCGCCGGTAGTCGTGTTTGGCGTACCTTCAGCCAAATACGGTTCATTCCACTTAACAATACACTCGGTATAATTACCAGAAGAATCAGTCGTCTCTCCAACGACATCAATGATGCGCATTGGGAAACTCAGCGTGGTTGCCACAGAACTACCGTCGATAGCGACCTGTGATTTACCGCTCAGCGTTACACCCGCATTCTGCACAAGCTCGGCGTTGTTACCTACAATGGTAACCGCATAGCCGGCAATTACAGTAGTGCCAGAAACAATCGCTACCTTAAACAGCTGATCTGGATCATCTGCGATATGAGCGACCGCATCTGTTGATACAGTGCTCGCTGGCCAGTAGTTACGATGCACGTACTCACCGTCAGCGTTGGTATAAGAACAACCCATAAAAACACCCACCGGAGTAGCAGTGGTAGTGCCGGTGTCTTTTTCAACACTTCCGTCATTAATACGCTTTACAACATCACCATTAAAGATGTTGGTAGCGTAAGCGTTAGCGATTGGCATATCCCGGGTCGCACCCGAGTATACCTGCCCACCAATTAGATTGACTGGAACCAATCCATAGGGAGCGCTTACAGTTGGATAAGCCATTTGTAGCTCCTCAAATTAAAATAGTGCTGGGTTCGGTCAGGAACCCCCACCAAATGAAACTTTCGTACTACGCTGTTGAAACAGCGGCATACGATCATCTTGTTCGCGCATAAACGTGTTGTCAACTGACTCCATTTGGGAATGGCTGGCTTTCCTATAGTATTCGTTGCGTTGCTCCATAACATCGGCTGGAGCACGGCATAGGATCAATCCACCAATCTCAACGAGGCCAGCTTCGTGCGCGTCGGGGTCAACCGAAAGCATCATTTCAGTATGGGCCTGAAGTCTGCACGGTTCCCAACCTTCACG